TTGTACTGAATGCTGTGCAGAGCTAGACATATTCAGTGATTCAACCACTGAATGTTTGGATAGATCAGTCATCTTTTTTCTCCTTTGCTAATGCCTTACCGAGCTTGGCTGCTCTCATGGGCATTTTGGTTTAATCTATGATGCCTTGACTTCTTAGACTGGCATCTGAAATTGTTTTACTATGTATGATCGGACTTGCGATCAGTTTGCGAAACTTAAATGATCCGCATTTTGGACAACGTATTTTATCATCTTTGGACCATAACTGTTCCCACTTATAGTTGCAACGATGACATAAAAAATCGTTTGTTTTCATTTCTTTTTCTTTAATGAAAGTTTTCTTTTAGGCTTTTTCACTTCGCCTTTCTCGTTACACGGCTCATAGCCTTTTTTAATAAAACTATCAATAGTTTCTTTGCTTATGGTATCTAGTTTTCCAAAAACCGAACCATCTTTTCTTTTAAAATATTTCATGTTTTCTCCTATGAACATGGGTGGGCAATTTTGCCCACCCACATTATTCATCATCTTTATATACTATTAAGATGGATTGTTGAAGTTAACAACTCCAAGTGATGTACTGGAAGCACCATGTGACAAAGATGCGCCAAACAAAATGTCGGCAACCACGCTTGTCGCTAAGTGATCTATGTCATATGCTGACTGCACGCGAGGTGCGATCTGCATTGCCATGTACACTGCTTCTTTTTTGAATACAGTCGCAGTTTCATCACCAGTACCACCATCATCATCCCAATCAGTTGAAATGTATGTTGGCATACCATAAATGAAGCCTACGCCACCAGAGACATTAGGATTCTGATCATCACCTCTACGAGATGAATCATAAAAATCCTGCAAACTCAAGAGGTACATATACGCAGCAGGTGATGCATATAAGAATGTTTCACCATCAGCGTAATCGTGACCTGCATCTAATAACTTCTGCAAACCTTCACGTAGCTTTGCAGAGGTTACTTGGTTATCTGTTCCAAGAGTTACATCATTACCAGTTGCAGACTGAAGTATGTCTACTGCCAAGTAGTTTTCAACCTTCTTAGCTAATGCATAACCCATAGACTGAGCATATGCACCAAAAAGGTTTGCACTTTCCTGAACGCGAACAATATCTTCGATTCTCTTCGCTTCATAATGATGTTGATCAACAGTAATGGTGACTTCACCATCAGTGTTGTTTGTGTAAGTTACCGCACTTCCTGCGGATTTTGCGGCGGCAGTCTCCTCTGTTACCTTTGGTATATGGAGTACATCTCCAGAAGGTAATTCGGATGAAAAGTCCATCACCTGGTTACGCAACTCAAACTTACGCTCTGCGTAGTCTAAAATTGCGTCACGCCATAATTCAGGGATGAACTTAGCCGCGGTGGTAGTTGTTACGTTACCATCAGCCATGATTATATCCTTTTACTGTTATTTGCGTTTATAGGAATCTAATATGTTGCTCCAATTCATACGCCTGTCCTCGTCTTTAATCTTCCTTAATTCAACATTGCTATCATTAACTGGCTTAGATGGAGCATTAGAAACACTAACGCGTTGTGTTTTTAGTTTTTTTACTACAGCACGCAATGCTTCCAGAGGTAACTCTCCGAATGTGGCATGCTCTTCTTCTGGTATCTCCATTAACAATTCAGCACGAAGCATTGCTTCTTGCTTCTTTGCAGCTTCAACAATGGGTTCGAGTTGCGCTAACTTTGCTGCGCGTTCCTCGGCAAGTAATTTCCATTGCTCTTGCTCTTCCATTTGAGATACACGAGAATCCTCGATTTCTTTGCGTAATTCTGCAAGTTCCTGCTCACTTTTTTGTGCGCGAGCGCGGTATTTCTTGCTTTCCGCGATAAGATTACCAACTTCGAGTTGCGGTTGGCTTTCTTCTTCTTTTTTTTCTGGTTCTACAGACTCAACTGTAGGTTCAGGCACTGGCTGTGCAACTTCATTTTGTTCTTCGGACATACTGTCACTCCTATATGTTTAACTTTACGTGTGTCTTGCCCACTCGTGATAGGTTCTTTGCTATGGTATTAGCGAAGTCTTTTACGACACCTACTTCAACATCTTCGCCTAATTGTTGATTTTCAACTATAGAACGTTTAGGCATTTTTTCTGTACCTTCATTATGATTAAATAACTTCGTTCCTTGCTTGTTTTTCTTGATGCCGTACAAATATTGTATTTCTTGATTCTTTTTAACTTTGGTACGCTGTACATTAAATGCATTTAGCATTTTACCAGATAGTTTTAAGTTTACATCACCTCTAGATACACCTTTGCGCTTTGCATACGCAGGTGAATATTCTTTAAAATTACTACCTTGAAAATCTTTACCATCTAAAATCTGTTTCTTATGCCTTCTAACAGTATTCTGCGCCATCCTCTTGACATCAGATTCATTAAACTTTAGTATGTCTTGCAGTTTAAACATCTATAGGACTCCAGTAATGTCTGCAATTCACTCCGCCGCCATGCTCATATGCATCTGGCTTGACTTGTCGTATCTCAGACTTGGTTAATGGTCCACTAGCTAAAAATGTTCTGCATATTGGTCTAGTTTTCTCATCATCTGGGCCAATATACTCATATTCAGTATCTTCTGGTAAACCCATAGCCATTGTAGCTATCACAGAACGCCTGTAATCGCCTAGTAACGTGCCGATTATGTTCTCAGATCGAGGTACATTCGTCTTAACTGAATTACGCATTAAATCTTTTAATTGTTCACCACGCAAACCACTAGAAAGACCTGAAACCATTGCATTTTGCATTGAGTTAAACACTTGTCTGCTAACTCCTTCTATTCCCTGCCTTGATAAATTTTGGATAGCCAAGAGTTGTGTTTCGCTTGGATTCCCAAAAAACGGCAAATCAGTAAGAATATCTTCTGTTGTAGCCATAAAGGAGTTGATTGCGGTAGAAAAGCGTAGCTCTTCAATAAAATAGGACGAAAAATCAATTGCAGCGACAATACCCAATATTTCCGCTGTAGAGACACCTTCTTCTTCAAGGCTTTCCACATCTTCTGTAAATCCAGTGATGCTATCATCGATACTACTTTCATACGAGTTAACTGTTTGGTCTATTGTTGGCATTTGTTAAGATATTCAGTAGTCTGTTTTGTGGTGCAGGTTCTTCAGTTTGTTTTCGCTCTTCCTGACGATCTATAAATTCTTGCCTAGTAGATTTGTCTACATCAACATTGTGATAATCAAACCAATCTAACTCTGTTGCTAATCCACGATCAAATCTCCAACTCCATAGCATAATCTCTGCTTCTGGTGTTAATGCGTAGTTTGGTTCTAAGAAGTCAACACTATATTCATCACCTACGTTGATATTTGCTTCTACTTCTAAAATCTTTTTGTCTACCTTATATCTGCGCTGCTCCCAAGGCCTCCATGTATCCTCAGTCATTGCGCTGCGCTCATCCATGTTTTCCATTTCAATAATAGATAAACTTGCTGCCGATGGTGCGTTGCCTGAGTCATCTCTGGCGTATTTTGCACGAATGTGATTGTTATTTAATGTGGTTTCCACTAGAAATCTTGTGGAATCTATAATTTGGTGAAGGTTGCCGCCACTTGAGGTAACACCAAAATTACTTTGCTCTGGAAGATACAAAATTTTATCAGTGCCAATTGTAATACGACTTGGATCATCTACACCAGTAATAAATTTAATACCTAAACATCCATAGCGAATAGCTAGGTTTAATTCTAAGAGTGCCACATTCACTGCTAAATCTGTTTTCACCACATCCAGTGCGTTGCCTACGTGGTAATCTCTGATTGGTGGATAGCGATGGCAAAATGTAACTGGTAATACGCCATATGGATTTATATCGTTTTCGTTCACACTCATCACTTTGCCTTCTTCATCGACTAAGAAATGCCTTCCTGGTACACCATATCTTTCTTCGGTCCATACTGCGTTAACCACATCCGAAGATCTGGCGTTGCCTTGGTTTTCGATTGGGTACATAACGCCAATAGGCTTCTCTCTGCTATCTCCAGCTAAGAAAAGCGGTGTAAAATGCGATAATATCTCGTATTCTATCTTTTGATCTACTTCGTTCCACTTACTCCTAAATGCCATATTACCCAAAAGAAACGTTAAACGCTCCAAGATCCTGCGCTGCGCGTTCAGACCATGCTTGTCAATTGCATTCATATACAATTCACTTGCTCTCATGCGCGGTGGACGTTTATAAGTCATACTGCGCAGGCTGCAAACTCGGCGTGTTAAATTATTTTCTGGAATGACTGTCTGGCGCAGGGTTTCTGGACCAAAATAGTCACTCACGTAGTGTTCTAGGTTGATGCCTTCGTAGAAGTCCATCAAATAGTCACGCTCGCGAGTGCGCTCATCCTCGATGTATTTTAACTGCTCTTGCAATGCGCCTAATAGTGCGCCTTCTGATTGATCTTGGATAATTAGCATATTCTACCTTTAAAAGAAATCGATGACACCAGCGTGTCGGTTTTTCATTGGAAACAAATTAGTAAGCAAAAAACGCAAAGCATCGCAGTGATGGTCAAACTTACCATCCTTTTTAGGTTCGTGGCGCAGTGTTTGATCTTCACGATGCTCTGGATAATGATAATTTTCGTAGGCTTCGATACTTGCCTTACACTTAGGATGGATAAAAAAGTGAGGATCACCATTGGCATCCTCAAACCACCTGCGTACATGCGATACTCCAGACACTACATTTCTGGTTACTGCATCGCGTTTTATCTTGACGTTTAGATTGTTGGCTTTAAACACTGCTATATCACTGATTCCTGACTGCAAATTTGTGCCAGATCCTGCTGGATCGCCCCATATACCAGTAAATTCGTAGCCAAGTGAGTTAATTTTACGTGCAAACTCCTCTGTACGCGTGTTTTGCAGGTTCACTTCGTCAATCTGGTGTATTTCAGCAAAGTTTTTCTCGCGTTTGTGCAACTGCACGATAATTGCTGCGCTGTGACGATAGCCAAAATCCAAACCCATATATACAGGCTTCGATGGATCGTAGGTTACATCCTCACGTATCTGCTTTTCTCTGTCTAGTGGATATACCTTGCCCTGGTAAGACTGAAACTCGCAAAGAAACTCCTGCCTATAGGTTTCTTTGGTTAATGTGCGTTTGAGTTCTTCTACATCATCTTTGAAATATGGAGAGAGTGTAGATGGAAATCGCCATGATTCCCAGTCAGGAAACTCAGGATTCTTGCCAAAATCTTTGTAGAGCTTGTGCAGGTAGTTGAATCCGCGCGGTGTACTAATAAATAAACACCAACCTTGGCGATCTGCTAGTGTAGGTCTTAAATACATCTCGTATGTATTGCGTGGGATAAGTGCTGCTTCATCTATTATTAAGTAATCTATTCCATCTCCAATTAAAGAATCGACTGCGTCAGCCGATTTTACAACTATTTCACTATTTAAGCCTGCGAGCTTCATATAGTATAAATCACCAGAAATTTCTTTCTTGCTTTCTAATGGCAGTTTTAGTTCTGTCATTACAATACGCTTTACCTCACGCGCAATCTTATTTGCCAGTGAGTAGTTTGGTCCTACAATCCAACCGCGCGTGTTGGGTGTGAGCAGCCAAGGCATGATTTCATGCGCTGCCATGTAGGATTTTCCACTACGTCTGCCCATTAAACAGACGCGATACCTAGCTTTGGAATTATGAACGGCCAACTGCTGTGGAGTCGGTTGGTATCCCAAAATCCTCCATAGCTTTTGCTTGTTCAGTATTGACTTTATCAATCGGATTATCCTCGAAACCGCACTCTTTTAGCACTGTTTCTAAATTACCTGTCATGTCTACAGCGGTCTTATCTGTCATGCCAAGATAATTCTTGGCCATGAAGATCTGCATAGCAATTGAGTTGTTTTCCATTGCGCTAACCCACATGGATCTGCGCAGTTTGAACTTCATCTCTTCTTTGCCAGCTTCTACCTTTGCTTTGAAATGTTTGCGTATTGTACCTTCGGACACTTCAAAGTATTTGCCGATTTCGATGTAGTTGCAGCCAAAACTAGCAAGCATTTTTACCTTTTCAGGATCTATTTTCTTTGTTTTCTTATCCATCTTCCTTATTAGAGCTTTCGATGACAGCTTTTATTTTAATTAATGTCCTGCGCCAGTATTCTTTGACTGAGGACTCGGTTATTTCCATTTCCTGCGCAATATCTACAAATGCATGGCCACGAATACGTTCTTTGAACACTCGTAGCTCCTGTGGAGACATACGATCGTAGAACTGGTGCGCTGCGAGTTGTAGGTGGCGCAGGGATGGTTCGATCAAACCACTTCGGAAAACTAGAATCATTGTGTGGTAGCGATCTGCGCGGTCGATAGCATGAAGCCACTTATCAGTGTTCTCATCTGTTAGGTTACTCCAGACTTCTTCCATATCGTAATTTACGCAGGGGTGTTGACAAAAACGAAGAGGAAAATTTTAAGACGCGGTAAGTAGCAAAAATCGAGGTTTGCCTTGGTGCATCCGAGTTCTATTATACATAATGTATATTATGCGCATATAAAGATTGCTGTAACTTCAACAATATTAACAGTTAATATTTTACGTAATAATTAAAAAATAATATCCTGACTATTTGACATCGTGCGCCGTTTTTCTTTTTGTTTTTACTTTGACTCAATATTTTTATTTCAATAGGTGTTGACACAGATTAATATGTATAATAAATTTATAAGCGCATTGAGAGAGCGCAACAATTCAAAACAAACAAAAGAGAGAGAGAAATTGAATAAAATACAAGCTAAAGAAATTTTAGGTAGTTACTTATCGTGTACTTCTAAAATGCCATGTTACTCATATAATTTAAGCGCATTAGATTGCATTAAAGGTTCTAAACTAGTAAATGTCAAAGGTTCTGTATGTTATGGATGTTATGCATTAAATGGTAACTATAAAAGATATAATCTACCTTTAAAACTACAACACAAAACAAAAAACATAAGTAAAAATGATTGGTGTAAAGCATTAGCATATTTAATTAATAACCAGGATAATAAAAAAGATAAAAACTTTTTTAGGTGGCATGATTCAGGAGACTTGCAAAGTATCGACCATTTAAAGAAAATTATTGAAGTTTGCAAAATGACACCAAACGTTAAACACTGGTTACCGACTAGAGAATATGGTATTGTCAACAAATATATTAAACAAGGTGGTAAAATACCTAAAAATCTAGTAATTCGTTTTAGTGCGCATATGATTGACACTAAGCCGCCTAAAACATTTTTTAACACATCTACAGTGCATAAAGATAAATCTTTTATTGGTGTTGAGTGTGTTAGCTATAAAAATAAAAATGAGTGTGGACCGTGTCGTATGTGTTGGGATGGATCAATAAAAAACATTTCATATAAATATCATTAAACAAAAAGAGAGGTACAAAATGAAAGAATCAAAAATGACTAAGATATTTAAATATATCGATAAAACTCCAAAACTAAGATATAAAAAGTTAATTACTTTTATATGTAGTTTAAATAATCGACCTTATCAAAGAGGTTATTATGGAACGGCTTTGACTAATTTAAAATATAGTGGTCGTATTCGTGTTAATAAAAAAGGTTATTATCAACTTACAAAATTAGGAAAATCTTTAATTAATACGCCATATGCAAAAACAAAAAAAGAAAAAGAGAAAGAAAAAGAAAGAAGACAATATTATAAAATAATGCGTGAAATACGAATCGAGGAACAAAATTACCAAGACAGAAAATATAATAGAATTATGAAAACTATAAAAAATCGTGGTACGATTGACACTATTGAAGAATTAACATATTTTTTAAAAACTTTTAGATCATATGATAAAATCGAACTTTCAAAAGACGAAGAAGGAAACGCATTTGGTCAAATATTCGGACAAGTTTTTACAGATAAAGTTGATGCATTTACTGATAAAATTACTTTAATTCCAAATATTAGACATTAGGCTAACTGAAGACGGCTAAATGCTAGAAACTGCGCATTTTTGCGCAGTCTTAGTCAAACAAAAGGAAAAAAACAAAATGGAAAAACCAGTTAAACAAATCGAAAAAGAGTACAATGAAATAATTAGGACTACTGATATATGGTTACATTCTTTAGATGAATTTCTAGAATATGATATTCTCGCAATTATTAATGGTATTTTATACTCTGTATTTAATATGATTTATAAAGTTGCGCCTAACTTTGAAATTGCTAAGCAAACTATTGAAAATGCTTTAGATCATTTTGAAAGTGAATTAGAAGAAAAACCAAAAGCAAAGGCGTAAACATGTTTAAAACACTTGAAAAAATAGCGCATATATACTTAACTATTTGCGTTTTAATATGGATATTAAAACTATGTTTGAGTATCTAATTTGGTTTGTTTTGGCGTTAATTTTGTATTTTAGCGCATCGGAATAACTAAACAACACCTAACAAAAAAAGCCACGTTTTTACGTGGTTTTTTTTTGCTCAAAATTGCAGTTATACATAATCTTTTTTATGCACATATTGGTTTTTTGATTACTTTTTTTTGCATTTTTGCTCGATTTTTGCGCACTTAATAAGTCATATTTGTGCTAATTATATTATACTGCTAGGGTTATTATATTATATGCCCAAGGTTATTTTTGTTTTTTGATTTGTCGGTTGCGCCATGACAACTTG